TCATCTTTAAGCTCTCGCGTCTCATCGATGTGGACAGTCGATGGCTTGGAGATACCGCGAGCCGCCGAAGCGCCAGCCTTGACCATATAGCGATTTCCATTGAGACATTCAATCTCTTCGGATCCGTGAGCCCACCGGATTCGCTTGACTTGATTGGCTAGACCGGCATTTGATTCGATTGTCTGCACTAGATCACGGAAAGTCTCCAGCGAAGTCGTCAATCTGTGAGCCGTACCGATTTGAAGCTTGTTGTCCCACTCGAATAATCCCATGAGGATTCTTTGTTTCATAAATGTCGTCTTGCCTTGCTGTCGAGCAACCACCAGCTGAACCAGCGGATGCAACCATCGACCGTCCGGCTTGATTCGATGAGCTTCAATCGCCAGCCATTCCTGCCACGGCATCAAAGGGAATCCGATGCTATTGCTGAAGTCGATGAGCTCTTGTCCACGCGTGGGCAGCTCCGGACGCAGCCGCGAGTGGATTCTCGGAGTTACAGAGCCATAAAGCTTCTCTGTGATGGGCTCCAAAACCTGTTCAAGCCGATCTGAGCCTGTTTGAACCAGTTGGAGCCCACTTGTACCTTCTTGAGCCATCTCAATGCCTTTTTGATTCGTTTGGTGGTGAAAGAAAGCCTCGGTAGGACATGGCGGTGGAATCAGCCGTAGAAAAAAGACCAGCCCTTTGCATTACAAACTCATCCGGCATCTTGTCTTGCTTCGAGAAGTTGCATTTGCGACAAGCTGCGACAAGATTTTCAGGATCGTCTGTCCCACCTTTGGCTACGGGAATGATGTGATCGACTGTGTTGGCTTCCATGCCGCACCAATAACATTCTCTTCCGTCCCTGTTAAGGATACGCAGACGAAGCTTCTTCCATGTGGCGCTGTTGACCTTGCGCTGTGAGTGAAGTGTCATTAGTAATATCCCTTCTTTTGATGGAATGCCCATGCTTTACACATTGAACCATAACGCTTTTGGATGTACTTGATGGTGGCATCTATCTGACGATATGGATCTAACTCTCTGTAATGAGTTGATCGCATCTGTCCAAGTCCGTAATGGCTGCCATTCTTAGCCCTTGGGTTCCATCGAGATTCTTTGTGGATGATGTGAGATAGACACTTGTACTGTTCATAATTGATGATTCTTGAATGAACATATAGCTTGTAATGATCTATGTCTTTTGCTTGTGCGGGTTGCATCTGTAACAAAGAAGCGCCTACGAATAGGCATAGGATCCCCACAACCGCCAGTCTCCTTAGCGAGCTACACGCCCTCAGGCGCTCGCTTGCAGAGCTGGACGGTAGCATGGGTGTCAAATCTATCGAGTTATCCACAGGTAATTGAACGGACTCTCGGCGTGTTGTCCACAGGTTATCCACAGCCCTAATTCTCACCTTCTATATAAGGCACAGCATCGTCTTCGACTTTTGCCATCCAGTTTTGGCATCGATCGCAACTTGGGACAACATACATTTCAAAGATTCCAACCGTGATTTTCTTCCATGACGCGCAAATTGGGCATCTGTAAAAGTAGCTGACATGACTCATTGATGTCCCCAATCCTTGCCTTTGAAGTGAATTGGATTGGCTGTCCAAATTCGCGCCATGGGTAGTTCACAAGAATCGCAATATGGATCGCGTTGAAGCTGGTCGTCCATGGCTCGTTTGATTGTTTTAGTCTTGCCACAGACTTCACATCGAAAGTCATACTCAGCCACGAGCGTCTGCCTTTTGATTGACGCCCATGACTCCACAGCTGAGACATTGCACCATTACGACGGCATCGCCAAGTGGCACTTCATTTTCAAAGACGGCGTGATCCGTTACCTTCTTTTCAACCCTGCATTGGAAGCGTAGCTTCTCCATGGGAGCTCCTTCTTAGATTTTCGATTGGATGCAAGTTGTATTGATCGACCCAGTAGGTCGGTTGGTCGCGTCTGCGCCATTTCTGATTCTTGGCAATTGCCACGGGAATCCAGCCTTTAAGTACATAATTTGGGCTCTTGCCTGTGACAAGGATGGCGATGTCTGTGCTGCGATCGCTGTCGTAGATGATGAGAGATCCTGCGTCGTACTTTGTCCACTTGACTTCGATGATTGAGCCGACATCCGCCGTCCGCTTAAATCGTGAAGCTCTTGGGTTGAAGTCCTGAATCCCGAAGTATTTAGCGACAGCAAATTCCGCTCCAATTGACTCAGCTATTTCCAAGATGTAATCGTGAAAGTTCAACTGTTTGTTGTATCGGCTGGCATGATCCGGATGACCATCAATCTCTTCGACTCGCTCGATGGCGACGCGAGCTGCGTCCCATTCTTGCTCATGCGATATCTTCATTCTCATAAATGATTCTTATCCTCGCATTTCTTGCATATCCATTGAACGAGTCCGTCTTCTCGGCTGTATTCGTTGCACATGACATCTTCATCGCATAGGTCGCAATTTGTCCAACCAAATGAACCGGCTTGGAATGTGTATGTGTGGCTCATTTGCTGCACTCCGCGCAGAACCACAGGATCGTGAGCCCATCGTGCTTCTCATGGCGTCCAGCTTCAAGTGGCTTCCATCTCTCGCACTTATCGCACCAATCGATTGCAATCGGCTCATTGCGGATCTCTGTCCCATCTAGTTGGATAATGAGAGATTCACCATTTGGCTTCTCGATGTATAGCTCTCCCATGTTAAAGCTGCACTTTCCAAGTGCCGTCGGACGCTAGTACATACCAAATCGGCGAGCATTGATTTGCCTTGACCTTTTCGGTGCAGACATGTCCTCTGTACGCCTTCGATGTCTTGGGTGACACGCCTTCTTTCAAAAGCATGTGCCCATGAGCGCAAATTGGAGATTCAGCGAGAAGCTCTCCGCCAAGTTTTGATTCAATCTCTGCCACGGCGCTCTTGGCTGTCGTAAAGCCTTCTTCCCAAATTGGCTTCGCCCATGGATCATCTTCAACAAATGCTTTTGGCATGTGCTCGACTTGCTCCATATTTTCACGGCTTGGCTTTTCATCTACGCCCAAGACCACCGAAGCGCAACGACCGATTGCGCTGGAGACTGTGTCTTCTACATACCAACGCTTCATTTGCGCGTTGTAGGCGCCAACCATTCCATGAGCGTAATCAATCGCCGCTGGCTTTTCGTCTTCATAATGACGATAAATCCTGCACTCGATGAGAATAAATCCCTTTTCAGGCTGCCAGTCAATGATTGATGTCTCGATGCGATTTGTCGGATAGGTGTTGTGCAGCCTTTTGACCTTTTGGTTGACTGTCTCGTAATTGTCAAGAAATGCCATTATTGATTCACCACCTTGCGAGCTGCAATCTTGCCGCGAATGAATCCTTCTCGCTTGCCTTCTTTGAGTCCTAAGGTGTAACCGCCTGTAAAGCCCGTTAAGACTCCAAGCATCATCCACGCAGCTACTTCCATGATTGTGTACATATTTGCTCCCGATCCGGAAGCGTGTCTCGCTCCCTGTCTAAAGAGTGAAGCAAAAGCCTGACAAGGTCAAGATTCAGGCGTGGATTTCGGCGTGTCTTCCCCGTTTTTTGGCTTGTCTTTGAGTCCGTTGGATGCCAGTACAGATCCAAGTGATCCAGTCAAGAAAATGGTTAGGGTCGTGAGAAGCTCGATGAATGCTCGATCGTTGGGCGCTTGATCGCCGAGTGGCTGAGTGACGAAAATGAGAGCGTAAAGCATTCCACCGACGGAGAACATAAAAGTGAGAGCCAAAGAGACTCCAATAAAGACAATCAGGCGAGCTTTAAGCTGCTCATTTGTTAGTCTTCGATGTGAACCCATTGGGATCTTCTCCGTAGATGTCTTCGGTGCAGACGCCGAGCGCCTTGCATTGCGGCGGATTACATTCAGGCTTTTGCCAGTTCTCAAATTCTTGGCATTCATAACGCGTCCAACCCTGATACTGACCACAGCCGGAAAGCCCTAGCAAAAGACCCGTCGCTAGAGCAATCCGGAGCGGCGTCCGAGTCACTTCCCCTTTGACCCGAAAGCTGTGTCGTTAGGGTTCAAATAGCGCAAGACAACAGGAAGCACAGCTGCGAGCCCTGCTCCGGCAATTGCCTTTGGATCCGTAATTCCTGCCATGTACACAGCGATTCCCGCTGCTAAGAATGAGCGCGCCCATGACGCTGCCATTGCTTTGAGATCTGTCATTTTTTTTTCTCCTTTTTCAGAATGGATTTCTTCGGCGCTTTGACTTCGATGATTGGCAAGTCTCCCTTGTACGGAACATACTTTGGACGACCAAAGCCGACCACTTCTTTGCCCACGGTGCGAGTCTTAACCATTACCATTCCGCCGTTGCGCTGATCGCCTGTGCCGGATGTATTTCCTTCGATGGTTGTGATTGTTTTGCCATCGATTCCGACGACGATTCCCACATGTGAAATCCGATCGACTCCGTCATGTGGAAAGTCCATGAATGCAAGATCACCGATTGCTGGTGTCTCGCTCCATCGAGAAGTTTCTTTGAACTTATGAGCTCCCACAGCTGTGGAGACAATAGAGTGAACCTTGACTCCAGCTTGAGCAAGCACCCAATTGCAGAATGATCCGCACCATGGAAGCCCATCCGCTTTCGTAAATTTGCCGTACTTTGTCAGATTGTCGCCTTCTTCGATTGTGCCAATTTCGGCTTTTGCAATCTCAAGAGCAAGCGCAGCTGTGCCAGTTGGATAAGTCATGCGAGCAATGCTGCCGCTTCTTCAGCTGTGAGTCCAAGCTTTGCCAAGACAGCTTCTTTTGCTGCAAGCTTTGCTGCATCCTCGGCTTCTTTGCCAGCCTTGATTGCGGCATTTGCTGCAACTTCCGCATCTCTTGCTTCTTGCTCTTCATCTGTCAATTGAGAAATAACTTCTTCTCCAGTTGATGCGTCGAATGTGTATTTGTTGTCGTTTGTCATTATGCCTTCGCCAATCCATAGACGGATACTATTGCGCTGAGATTTCCTGATGATGCTTTAAGTCTGAATCCTGTATATGCTCGAGCTGTTGCGTTGTAGATACTCGCTGTTTGTGGACCTAAACCATTTGCGCCCCAACCAAGAGTGTATCCCATTGGATTTCTTGACCCATTTCCAACATTGTTAAGATATACAAAGCCGTTTGTAGCTTGACTAACGCCAAGTCTAATTCCGGCAAATAAGACAGCTTCCCCACCGTCTGTTATAGCCGTATTTCCATAAGTTGCAACTAAATTTGCGATTCTGCCGTAGTAGCCTGTCGCTTGAGTATTTGGTCCCGCGTAACGAAATTGTAAATGTAGATCAGTATTATCAGTGCTTGAATAAGCATATTCAATGACTATTTGATAAGTTTCATAAGTGCTGGTGAAAACATTATCAATATCCGCTGTGGCTTGTGCTGCGAAAGTTGATCTTGAAATAAGGGTTAAGCCGCTGGTTGAAGTTGCCGGTGTAGCCCAAGACGGGACGCCGCCTGCAACAGTCAAAATCTGACCAGTTGAACCAATAGCCAAGCGAGTGTTTGTGTTGGCTGTAGCTGATCGATAGGCGATGTCGCCCAAAGTTGTCTCAGGATTCAGCGCTTTCACGGTGGCGTCAGCTGAATCGCCAAGCGTTTCAATTGCTGTTGCTCCGTCTTTTACAAGGTCGGTTGATGTCGGTACGACCCACCCGTAATTCGGTGTTGTTGTTGCCATTTCTTCTCCTTATGCGACCACGGTGGCATTTAACCACTCAAGTGTAGGTTCAATTGTGTTCCAAGTCTCGACGACAGGCACATCCGTCCAGCGGAATGCCTGAAGTGAATAAGCCACCGGAGTGACATAAAGCGAGACACTTAGTGAATTTATGCCAGCTTGGAATTGCCAGCCTTCGACAAATCCTTGGAAGCTTAATCCCATGTTTAAGGGTAGGTCGGATATATTGACCGGCATTCCCATAAAGACATTCAGAAGAGAATCTCGATCAGCATCGTCAAGCTCCGGCGATCCAATTGGGAAAGATATTTGGTTAAAATTTGCCTGTGGGAATGCTCTGAGTTCTAGATAAAAGGCTGCCTGATCTTCAGCATCGGTTACGTGCTCCAAGCTTGTCTGAATATTTTGCGCCAAAATGCCATAGAGCGCAATCGATGTCGGCTCTGAGTCTGAGACTTGCTGCCCATTCTTGTATGTGAGCGTGACCGAATTACGGACATCTCCGGCGCGTACAGCTGTCTGAAGACCATTGGCAAATGCGTCGTTGGCTGAAAGATTGACATATCCATTTGCCGCAAGATATTGGGTTCGGTGTGTGCTGTCCGCGTAGCTGATTTGACCGGATGAATTCTCATAAAGATACCCAAGACCCGAAGTCGCCAAAGATGCGACAAGCGAGTAAATGTCCGTCGTAGAAGCTGATCGAGCTGCAAGCTCATAATTGCCAGCATCAATTTCGCCCAAGCCTGTGTTGAAAGCTTCATTCCAAGTCAGCGTTGGAGACACGGCATTCCACGCAAGCGCAGCTGGTACGCCATCCCATCGAGCAAAGAGAGCCTGTGAAAGTACGGATTCAATCTGAACGCCGTCCAAATCTTTAGTCAAGACGCCTTCTGTGAGCACCTTTGGAAGCCTTGAAAGCGCCCCTAGAGCCGTGATGGAGATTGTCTGAGTCACTCCAATCGACCCACCCGATTGAACGCCCACAATTAAGTCTGTGATTGATCCGCCGAATATAGCCACCGGATCACCATTGGAATCATCGATGTACACGGTGACGGCTGAATTGATTTCTGCTGCAATAGCCGAATCATTTAAATCAATCAGAGTCAGATTTACATATCCGGCAATGGCTTGAGTGTAGATGTCATTTCTGCCTGAGCTGATTGTCAGATTGGCAAGCGTCACATTTTTGTACTCGACGCCATCGATTTCGATGCTCCAAGTAGGCGTCCATAAGGTCATACAAATGCCAGTCTGTTAGCTCCTAAAGTGCCGCGAGCATTGGAGCGATTGAGGACATCGACGATTGTGCGAGCTGTGCCTTCAGCGTCAATTGCTCCATTGACGGTGATGTTGATGGTAGATCCACTCATGCCGCCATTTGGCACAATTGTGCCGTTTGAACTTGGGACGAACATCTCAGCTCCACGCTCGCCCACCACATAAGACTTTCCAGCTTGTACGGATCCGCCGTTGGCTCGGAAGCCGCCAAAGGCTGAATCTATAAGTCCAGCGATGCCACGCACCGCCGCGTTATTTCGAACCATATTGATGAGCTGTTGAATGCGATCGATGACATTCCCAATTGTGCCAAAGAGACTCTGAAATCCACCGATAAGTTTTCCGACAATATCAATCACAACACCGAGCGCGATGCCAATACCTTGAACCGCAAGCTTCAAAGCCCCGCCCAGTAAAGGCGCGACAAAGTCTTTCAAGAATTTGAATAGAGCTGTGAACTCTTCTTTGTTGTCCATAACGGCATTCTTAATTTGGTCAAATGCAAATTTGAAGCCTTCAAGTACAGGCTGAAAGATATTCTTGACTAGATCGATGTAAGTCTTGAACGCATTGGTCAAGCCTTCTTTTCCGCCAACCGATTCCATAAATTGAGTAATTGCTGGAATGACTGTGTTCACGACCGTGTTAATCATCGGAGTGATTGCGTCCAAAACAAAGGATCCAATTGTTTCTTTGCCTTCATCGAATGCAACCCGAAGACGAGCCATCTTTCCGGCAAAGGTGTCGGCTTGGACGGCAGCTTGTCCGCCGAAAGTTGTGGCAAGTGACTTTGTGACTTCGTCCATCGACATCGTCTTGAGCTCTGCTGAAGTAAGTCCAACGCCTAATCTAGCAAGAGCGCCTGTGTTGCCTTCAGCTGCGCGAGCCATCGCATTGGTTACGGCTTCGAGAGATTTACCAGATCCAGCTGCGACATCGACGGCAATCGATTGAAGCTTAAGAGCTGCATCCGAATCTTTTGTGGCTCTGACTAGTCTTTCAAAGCTTGGACGAAGCTCATCATCGGTCAATCCGGTGAGAAGTGAAGTCTGAAGAATCTGACTTTCAACGGCAGCGATTTGAGCATCTGTTGCGCCTGTAACATTTTGTAATGTAGTCGCAAGCTTTGCTTGAGCCTGTTCATCGGCGATTGCAGATTCAACGCCTTGCTTAAGAAGTACGCCCGCGTAGGCAAGCGCAGCTGCGCCAGCTACGGCAAAAGCGGCTCCCGCCATCTTTCCAAATTTGCCCATCTTGTCGCCGAAGCCCTGAACTTCTTGCTCGGCGCCTTTGACTCCGCGCTTAAGTTCATCAAAGTCCGCGTCAAAGGTGATCTTTACTTTTGGAATTCCAGCCATTAGTCAAGCCCCAATTTCTTTACGACGGTTTGAACCATCTCCGCATATTCACGCGCAACGATTGGCACATAATAATCCACCGCGGGATTGATCCAGTAGCCGCGTTTATTTGATGCAGCCTTGAATCTGTTTGTGTATCGGCGACCGATGCTGTCAAGCCCAGGGTGAGATCCATATTCTGTTCCCCAAAGAAGCGCGCCAGCTGGTGCGGATTGCTGCCTTACCTTTGCGCCTTTGCCTGACTTTGATTGCTCGCCGCCATACTTTCGACCCACCCTTTTAGATCCGCCAATATCAACACGAATCAATCGATCGCGCTTTGGTGTGATTGTCTGCGCGACAAGCTTTGTCTGTGGAGCCGGAGCCGATTGGCTAAACATAAGAAGCTGTCCAGCAAGTCTCTTAGACAATGGAAGAGCGCCATCGCGGATCTCTTGTTGAGTCTCTTTGTCAAGCTTATTCAGCAAGCCGATGAGATTACGGAATTCAACAGGATCGACGGTGATGGCAAAAGTGCCTCTACCTGCCTTTGTTGACATTCCGTTTCTCCAATATCTCGATTGCCGTGTAAATCTGCTCCGCCGTCTCCCACTCTTTCATCGGAATCCCTGTCGCAAGTGCTAGTTCAACAAGGACGCGATTTAAGCTTCCGACGGCGTAGCTTTTGGGACATCAGCCTCTTCGGATCGAATATCGTCCACGGTGTCGCACCAAATCTCGTATGGCTTAATAGGCTGTCCGCCAAGCTCTCTTTTCTTTGCGTTATACGCTAGAAAAAGAAGATCATCGAGTCCGACATTTTCGCCGAGCTGTGTAACCTTTAAGCCTGTCTTTCTTTCCCACTTTACGAATTCCGGTGTCGAAGCCGTGAACGATTCCGATTCCCCTGAAAAGTATGTAATTGTGATTCCTGTTTTCATGCTCCCGATTTCCTATCTCTTAGCTGAATGTCTCTGTAGGTGTTCCCACTACTTGAAAGGATAGTGAGACTGTCTGTGCATCCGGTGCTGAACCGCCGACATTTGGAAATGTTGGCAAGATGTTGCAAGCGAATACCGCACCAGTCACAGCTGTGATTGATGCTGCCAAAGTTGTGTTTGGTGCTGATTCTGTAGCTGTCCAAAGTGATTCGCAGAGAGAGCCGACGGCTCCCCAATCTGCAAGCATTTCCACATTGAGAGTCCAGCTGTCATCTATCGCTTTGTAGGCGCGACCGTCCAAAGTTTGGTATGTCTCGATGACATGGTCGGCTTCAAGTGACACGGTTGTAGCTTGTGCGTCGTAATTTACGGTGGCGATCGTCAAAACAAGATCGCGTCCGGTGATGACGGTCGTTGGCATAATTACTCCTAGTTAGTTTGGGTGTATTGGGTTGAGATGTCGATCTCACAAGCGAGAATGTCTGACCCGCTGGCGAGTGTCATTGGGATCGGATTAGACACGGATCCCACCGTGTAACCCTGCGGAATAACCGCAAGAATGTCCATGACAAGCTGCTCGATGTTGTCGAGAGCTGCATTGTTGGAGTACATAGCGACTCCGACTGTGATGATGAGATTGATTTTGACGCGGGTTGATGTCCCGATCAGATTGGGCTCAAGATAAGGCGTGTTTGGGACGATTGCGGCAAAGGGAACCTGTGGAGCTTCGGGAACCGAATCATAGGGATTCACGGCGACGCTGGAGATTGCTGTCTTCAATACTCCACGGATATTTACGGCGATGGATGAAGCTGTCATGCCAGCATCGCTCCGGTGTCTAAGGATTTGCCTAGAATGCCGATGACACGATTAAGAAGTGATCGACCCATTCTGTAAGGTGTTGGCTGGAAATCCACGCCTTCAATTTGTCCGCCAGCTGCGTTTATTGATTGGAAGACTTCAACCGATACGACAATAATGGCTTCATAAACAGCTGGATTGTTTGCGTAGATTGTGGCGGCATCTTTGCCTGAAAGATAAGTGTCTCCGTTAGGAATGACCGCGTTGTTGTTGATGTCTGCGTTTGTTTTCGCGTAAGAAAAAAGATATTCGCCATCCACAGCTGTGACTGTGTAAGAGCCATTGAATGTTGCGTCTACTCCTGAGACGACAATACTTGATCCAACGATGTAATTGTGTGGAGTGTTTGTCGTAAGGGTTGCCACATTGGAAGCCAAACGGCGATATGTAACGGCTGAAGAATATGATTCAAGAAGCGGCAAAATCGTGAGCTCGCTTGTATCTATGACCTTTTGAAGATATGCGTCAGAATAAAGAGAAGAGCTCACCTGCAAGACAGCCCGTAGCTGCGTCGGAGTGACTATTGACATGAGCTCTTCCCTTCGTCTGCTCGGTTAGCTCGGGAGCGAACTAACCGATGATTGATGTGTTATGGATTAGGTCTTATTTACGCCGAACGCGCCAGCGCCAATCTTTGTTGCAACTGCTCCGAATGAATAAACGCCCACGGTGATTGAACCGTCTGCTGTTGATTCGGCACGAAGCTGATAGGAAGGTGATTCGTACCATGTGTATGAATCAGGGTTGATGATCATGATTGAATCATCTGTGTCTGTTGTTGCAGCTGTGTTAGCTGTTACATACAAATCAAGACCCGCAACGCGACCACGAAGTGATGTTGGAGTTGCAATTCCGGGTTGGTTCATTGGCTGTGTTACTTCGTTATAGATAGGGCGTCCGCTGTCGTTAAGTGACATCAAGTTGCTCCATTGTGAAGTGTTTACCAAGATGTTGCGAGCAAATGGATTTGCAAGACCCGCTGTTGCTGCATAAACACTTGCTGCACCGCGACCAATAAACGCAAGAAGTTCTGCGGCTGTTGGATATGTTGCGATTGATGTTGCATCCGCTGTTGCACCGGATACGAGAATGCTGTTTGTGTAAGTGTCCTGCTGCTTCGCCATGGCTGCAACCATATTTGAGAGAAGCTCATTGAAGAAGACGGGCGATGTGCGCTGGAGCAATTCAACGCTAAATTTTTGCTGACCCGCGAATTTCTTGACATCGACTGAAACAAATGCAGAGTTCTGATCTGTCTCTGTGAATGCTGCATCTTCGGCGACTGTTCCGACCGCTGGAGCAACTGTGATCTTTGGAATCTCGAAAGTCATACCGGCATCTGGAAGTGTGCCGCGTGAGATTGCATCGATTGATGGACGGACAGTTGTTGAAAGTCCGTTGATGACTTCAGCAAGCTGGCGAGTTGGTACAAGACCAGCGTTGTCTGTTGTGTTGTCAGCTGCAAGTACATACTGACGAGCGTCTTCGTTGCCCATTGCTGCCATGATCTTGTTTTCAAGATACTTTGCAGCTGTGAGCTCGATGCGTGGCTTTGAGTAAGCGACAGACTTTGCTGACGCTGTAACTGACTGTGCGGCTTCTACCGTCTCGACGGTTTCCGCGTTTGTGACGGTGTTTTCCACTTCGTCTCCTTCTGTTGTTGGTGTTGGTGTTGCATCCTCTTCCGGTGTGGATTCGGAATCTTCTTCGCCCTCTGTAGCGGCGACTTCAGCGACTCTTGCAGATCGCACGGCTGGCTCTGAGACAAGTGCGACGCCTGTGAGCTCTCCAGCTAAGACCCGCATTGTGCCGTCCTTTTGATTTACATAATCATCGACAGCAAGTTCAATTGAAAAGCCATCGCGCAACCCTTCGCTTGCTTCGATAAGTGCGTCATTGCCGGCTGTTGTATTTGCCACCTTGAAAGTCGCATTGATGCTCATCTGATCGTCAGATAAAGAAATCGCAAGTGGCTTTCCAATTCTGCGAGTGCGATCGTGCTCAAGATTAAGCAAGACATCCTTTGGCTCGATTGATCCTTTTGCAAAGACCACCTTGCCGGTTGATGCGTTTGCTGCCTCTTCAAATGCGACAATGCGTCCGGTAATTGTGCGAGATTCGGAATCCGCCGCCGTGATTGTCATTGGTGTAGTTAGCTTCATCCGATCATGTCCTCTTCTTCTTGAATCTGCTCGATGCTCATTGCACCGATGCGGTTTAGAATTTCATACACTTGAGCGCGTTCCAAAGGATTGCCACGCAAGAAATCGTCTAGGTCGTAACGGACATACTGTGATGCCGGAGTGAAATCCGTAAGGCTCAACCTTTGCTCAATAATTGTTAGAACGGGACGAATCGAGAAATCGATAAGGTCGCGCCTCTGATTTACAGCGTTGGAGTATGTTGTGCTAGATGGATCAGCTGATGCGAACCATGCCGGTAATCCGATAGCGCGGCAGAGTTCCAAAGCGAGATATTGTCTCGCTTCATTCATTTGCAAATTCTTAGGATCATAACCAATTGTGTCCATTTTGATGTCTGCGTTTAAGAATGTAACAGCCTTTGACGCTTTATTCTTGAAAGCATTGATAAGAGAAGCGACGCGATCCTTTGGAAGCTGTACGCCATTGCTTGACAAGACAATTTGTGGAATTGGATTCAAAGCGAAGTCGTAAGCTGCCTTTTCAAGCGCGTGAGCTGCGCGGACGGTGCGACCGGCGCGGTTGAGCAATCCTTCTTGCATATTTCCAAAGACGACAAGATCTGACGGATCGATTGAATATCCATCGACACGATAAGCATCGATTTCTGTACCGAGTCCGTTTGTTAATACTTCTACGCGCTCCGGCGCAATTCTTTCCATTGCTTGGATTCTGCCCGTGTCAGCGTACCGAGATAAGACCCTTGCATAAGCTGCGGGACGGAAAAGCAAATCTTCCGCAATCCACGCCCAAAATTCTGCGCCGGTAATTCTTGGATCCGGCTGGTGAATAATGCGTGGCGAATAAACAGTTTCATTTGTTTCTTTGACTTTTGTTTCAAGTGGCAATGATGCAACGGTTGAGCAAATGATTCCGCGAGCGCGAGCGATTACGGGTACGCCCATCGCTTCGGATCGTGTCGCGCTTTGACCATATGCAAAGTACGGAGCTCCAAGAGCATCGATGGAATTTACAGGCGCAAGCGCAGCGTCAACATTGACATCGGCAATTGGTTGCGGCGCTGTAATAAAGAAATCTTTTAGACCCATACCACAATTTTACGGATCCGTTACCTTTAACCGATCATAATGTCAAGATCCGTCTGTGGGCGTGTCGCGTAATGTGTGACTAGCGCACAAGCCACGGTCGCACACACAGTCGATTGAGAAGCTCTGCGTCCAATAGTCCATCCGCCATCTCCAAATGGAAGACGCGCAGCTGAGAGGATCTGTTTGGTCAATTCCGGTTGCTGTCCATGTCGAAGTCTCTTCGATGAGATTGCTCCTAACAATTCGTCGCAAGATTGACCGTAAAGAGCCCCGTCTATGTCGGCGATTGGGATTCCGGCTGGTTGAAGTCTAGCCGCAATCGCGCTAGAAGTTCGGCGGCTGTACGCCAACACTTCGACCGGATATTCAGCGAAGTGATCGGCGATGTCGTTGGCAATTGCTTTGTCATCGAGTGAAATCGGGTTGTGCCAAGTCCGCAAGAGCTTGACGAAGAATTCCTCATCGTTGATTCGCTGACCGATGACGAGCGCTGCATCTCTACGATCCGGTGAACAGTCCAAGCCCATCCACACCGTATTTTCGGAATCAATCTCAAATTCGTCCATCCCGCATTCTGCCCACTCGCCAGCTGGAATTGCAGAGCTGATTGTCTGCACCCATCGACATAAGACTTCGGTACGGACGACATCTGCCGGATCATTCATCACAGCTCGAAGATTGTCGATGTGTACGGTGTGCCCGAGTGCGGGATTTGCCATTGCCGCCCCTGCCCAAAATTTTGGAGAATCGTCAATCTTGTCGTAATCACTCGACCATTCAAAATATCCGATGTCATCTGTAGATCCACCAGCTGCGCCGATTCCACGCTCACGAATTTGGTTGAGGACAAGACTGTGTTGATCGCCAGCATTGCTATAGCTCCACAGCTGTGGATTCTCTGCCGCCATCATCGTGTACCGAAGCGATGCCCAAGTCGTTTCATCTTTAAGCTCTCGCGTCTCATCGA